TCTCTTGGGCTAGGTAGCGTAAGACCTGTCATTCAGGCTGCTGCTGTTTGACCCCAGAATCCCCTGCCTTTAGGCATGGGGAGTACGTCAATTGCTTTTTTCCCATGCACTTGGATCATCAGCGAAACTGTCGCGGCTATCAATACCCTGCTCTTTCGCCATGCGTTCGATTTCCCTTATATCATCTTCCGTTTCCGGTATAAGTTCGATAATGGTCTTACCATTACGCCCCTTGACTTCGCGTCTAATCATAATCCCCCCGGTTTATTCGCCATCACCATGTATTCGTACTGCTCGCCGTATTTTCCATTTTTCCATCCAGGCCCGCCACTGTGCATGAAAATGCGGTCAATGGAAACTTCCATCTTCATTATATCATAACCGTTGAATTTTTTAGCAGTCGCCAGATCGGTGGTCCATGATTCAACGACGCCGGGGATACGCACGTTGGATTTGACACCACGATAAAGCGTTACCGTCTCTACGCCGCGGTCCTTAAACGATTGCTGTGTCTGATCGTACATATCGCGAATAGTGGAACGCACGTCGTCAATTTCAGATTGAGCAATTTGAAATCCACGCTTATTCATGACTAGCCCTGGCATGTTGAACTCTTGTTTGATGGCCTCTTTTAGCATGATGGATGTTTTTCGGTTGCTCCCGTGAACCCATTCATACATCAGCTTTTGTTTAGAAATCGCGGGACGCGGCGTGACCGGCATGACGGATTGTTGCACAGTTCGCTGATTTATCCGCTCCCGTAATGCGGATTGCCGTTCCGCCGGTGCTGGCTCGTAGGCCGTCTGATCGAATCCATCGACAATTGGCACAGGTGTCACCCAGCACCGGCATCTAGGATGGGCAGGTGGGAAGTAGCCACCAAAATCACGATCTAATTCAGCAATAGTTTGGTTACGTGGTCCACAGATGGGGCAGACCAATTCGTCTCCGACTGACTGCCAACGCATTCTCTTGATTACCCGGCTACCGATCCACGAATGCCGGTTGCCTTCCGCGTATGCGCGGGTAATTTCCGTCGTCGCTATCATCTCGGCGCGTGTCCGCCCGAACACCGCCCTATCCAGTTGGTGCACCAACTGGCCATAGCTCAGGTTGTTATTAATCCACTCGCCAAATATCGTCCGCAGCCCCGTTTCCGTCGTGGCCGTCATCGTCTCCAGTAGTGCGTTGGCATAGCCCTGCCCGAAGCCTTGCCCTAGTTGGCCGCCGCCCGTTACCCACTGGAGCGCGTTGACATTGATCATGTCCCAGTCTACGCCATCGATGACGATGGGTGCTTTACCTACGCCTAAAATCGTCTCTACCTGTTGCCGGCCCACGTCAGCGCCGAGTACCGCACCATCAGTCAGCATATCAACCAGCGCATCACGCACGATGCCGCGGTTGTCACGCCATCGATCAATTGCCTTGTCTACCGTTACATTGCGCACGGTAGTGTTTGCCGGTGCCACCTTCAACAATACCGCCCGGAATGCGTCGTAGATGCGGGCAGCGTGCTTGCGCTCTAGCGCTGCCCGCTCTGCGTCGTTTCCATCGTCACCGGGCAACTTACGGGTAGCTTTGCCACTCTCGAAAAAATTCTACATCAGGTGCGACCGCCTGGCGCACTTGAGCAGCAATCGCTTGCACGTCATCGTTTGACAGGTACTGCGCTTTGAATTCAGCCACGTCGGCAGACGGACGGCGTTTTAGCCATTTGCGTAGCGCTTTGGCTTCTGCTTGCGCTGCGGTGTCTGACGGGCTTGGTAGCGCATCGGGTTGCGGCATCCCCTGTGGCTGTTCGGCCGGCGCCGATAGTTGGCGCTGTGGCGTTGCGACCACATCGATGGATGGTAGGAGATTAGTAGGCAGCCCCATCAACTGGAATAGCGCATCTGGTGGAATACCAAGGCCCACCCCGGCCGCGATTGCCTTAAATTTTGCCTCATATTCTGACGGTGGTGGCTGTGGCAGCGGCGGCAACCCAAGCCCCGCGCGTGCCTCCTCGCGCGTCACAATCCCTGCGGTGATCTGGTAGTTGTAGGTCTGTGACAACTGGGCGGCATTTGTTCCAGCATCGGCACTAGCCTGCGGCGGCGCCTGTGGCTCTGAAAGCAACCGTGTGCCGCGATTGTCTGCTAATGGTGACAGGCTATAAAACGATTGGCGCATTTCATCAATCGTCTGCACTTGGCTTGCCGCGTTCTGTTCTGCCAGTTGCATACCCCTATCAGCAATGCGCACATCATCAAACGCTCCGACTAGATTGGGTCCATACACCGGTAAAAGGTCGTTTGTTATTTTCTCCGCAATGCTCACTAGCTGTGGCCAGATTGCCATTTCGGCAAACGTGGCTTTGCCGGCCTTGCTGTTTGCCTCTGTCGCATTGACTGCCAGTATGGACGCGTAGCCGGGCGCATATATACTAAAAATTTCCTCCTTGTTGAATGTGCGGCCAGCCAAAAATTCCATGTCCTTTTGTGACATAGCCATGTTGATCCACTGAATGCCACCTTTGCCGACATTGCGCAACATCATCATTTGGCGCTTGGTACCGCCGTGCTTGGCGTTTACATCGGCCTTAATTTTATCCCAGGCGTCATTCTCGATAGGATCGGCAAATGCCAGTGCTCCAGACGACTTAGCGTTGTCTTTGTCGAAATAGTTGGTGTTCCACCGCTGCATGGCCAAATCACCAGCCGCAATGGTAGCAAGCGATTCAATTGGCGACAATCCAACAAATGAGTTTAGCGGATGGAATCGTTTGAAATGAACAACCTCGTACCGCTCTAGCGGCACCTTTTCGCCGGTATCACTCTCGTACATGTACCCGCGCAAAAACAGTCGCCCGTCGGGAATCGGCTGAATTCTATGTGGTGGGATCACCCATATCTCTGCCGGCTCCTCTTTTTCACTCGAACGGTTCAACCACCAATAGGCATTGCCCGCAATGCAGTGGTGGCTGATGGTCGCCTCCAACAATTCAAAACGCGACTGCGACGGATTGGGCCGGCGTAGGAGCAACTCGAATGGATGATTCTCAACAGCATTGGTATCTTCGCCGGATAACTTCGACACGCCGAAGGGGGTGGTGGCACCAGAACGCGCCACGGCGGCCACGGCGGCTTGTACCCACGATAGTCGCTGATATAATTCCAGTTGCGCCTGTGGCAGCGACCGATCCGGTAAATTCCAATGACTATCCTCGGCCGTCACGCGTAGCCACTCCGCCTGCACAGCATCCGCTTTGCGGTAGCCGAATCGTGCCGCCAATCTGTCAATTAATGTTGCCACGATGCGCCGCCTTTTTCATCTGCGAACTAGTCGCCATTGGTTGCTGCCCCAGCACGCGCCGGTAGTATTGCGCCGCTTCGGTGGATAGGTTCGCTAGTTTCTCAACAGTGCTAGCCGGTAACGCCACCATGTTGACTGGCGAGCCGTCCATACTGTGGATACGGAGCACGCCGTCTGCGTCGTGGCGCGCCTGCAACGTGATGGCGGTTGGTTGTTGGTTCAATGCAACTCCTATTAAGCGAAATCGACTAAGGATGCGGGTGACGGTCTGCGTGCTTGCTGTAACATCAGCGCTCGTGCGATTACGGTGTCATCATGTCCGCCGTCTGGCGCGCTATAACTACTGCGCCCCGTCGTTGGTGAGACAATCCGTTCATACGCCTCTAGCTCCATCGTCCACACGTTATCCTGCTGGAACTGCCATTCGACACGCTCAAGTGTTAACGCTAAATTCTCAATAAGCGGCGGCTTAGTTATGCCGGTTGTCTGAAAACCAGATACGGGCAAGCCGTCACGCTGTAGCATCTCGAAGTTAGGTTCCCCGATGCTATTCAGTTCGCACAAGATAGACGATGGTCTCCACATTTCATACACTGATTTGATACGGTCGCGCTGCACCACGTAATCAATCTGATTAAACCGGTCTCTCGCCACTTCGCACCGGCAATCACGGCAACCAACAGAGATACACGTGAAATCATTCTGCTTGCCCCAGTCAATGCCGGCCACAAGCGTATGCCCGCGATGCTGTTCAGGCATGGTCTGTGGCGCATTCATGCAAGCCTTGATGTTGCGAAAAACAGAACCCTCGTTCTCCAAGAATTCAGCCAGAATCTCCTGTCGGTATGCCATTTCCGGTAGCGTATCTTTCATGGCGTCAAACTCGGCCGGGTCAATCTTGCCGTTCACATGACTGGGCATCTGCCATGCCGACCACTCACTTTGCTCAGGATCTACGCCCCATTGCCACATCTGCCAAAAGCCGTTGCGCCCTTTCGGTGTACTGAGAAAATAGGCATCACCGCCGTAGTCGGTTAGTGTCGGCCTCAATACATAGTTCCAGGCATCCATCAGCGCCGGAATCATCGCTGCTTCGTCAACAATCACGCGGCGGTACTTGCGGCCACGGGCTACGTCTGGATTGTCCAGTGACCAAAACTCAAGCACGCCGCCGGTCACGAATTCTAGGCGATGATCCTGCGCACTGCGGCGGGCGACGATAGGCGTCAGTATGCGGTTAGCCTCTCGCCATATCTCGGTTAACATGCGATACGTGGGGCTAAACCAACCCACCGGATAGACCAGCGTTTCACGGGTAGCACAGCGGTCAATGCCTAGCGTTGACTTCCCGGCACGGCGCCCGATGCACACCACGTTAAAGCGCTTCGCCTCACGCACGACCTGCTGTTGCCAGGTCAGGCGCCTAGGCAGCGTCAGGGTCAATGTTTGTGTCATCGTATAAAATCCGCACTGTCAATGCCCCACCGTCGGTACCTGTGACCTCCTGCCGTTCCACGTAGCCGCGATCCTTCATCTGGGTCTTAGCAAAAAAGATAATCATCGTCGTATCTTCGTCACCGATTTTCTTGAGTATCTTTGACTCTACCCAATCTTTAGTGCTTTCTTTCGCCTCATCACGCACCGCCGCCAATTCAGGATGATCCAAGCACATGCGGCGGATGGTCTCACGGCTGCATTGCAGTGTGGCCGCCGTTGCCGCCATGTTGCCGCGGGTTTTCGTCAATGCGTTCTCCACTGCCTTGACCGTGATTCTTGGTGTGCGTTTGCCTGCCATTAGGTGAGCAACTCCGGCTCAACGCCAAATGCGTCAAGGTATCGCTGCAATGCAACAGCCACATAGCCTGGGCTAATTTCGATAGCACGGCAATATCTACCCGTATTTTCGCTTGCAATTAAA